CTCATCAAGTTCCTCTGTTGATATGAGAGCAAACATTAAATCAGCTGTCGCCGGTAAACCAAATGATTCAGATGTATCTTCTAGTCCAAGGTCTGTGTTTGAGTATCCCGCCCTTGTTGTCTGCGTTGCAGAGACTATTGGTACATTGAATTCGACTGCCAAACCACGTAGCTCTTCAGCTATTGCTTTGACATAACTATATGTATTTATACTTCCACCTAATCCACGCATCCTACTTGATGCACAAATATTAAGGTAATCAATATAAACCATATCTGGTATAAAATTTTTCTTTAATTTTAATTCGTTTAATAAAGCTCTGAAATGTCCTGTGTGAGCAGCCCCAGTTGGATATTCTTTTACAATAAGTTTTCCAATAGCGCCTTTTGCTATCTTTTCAATCTTTTCATTGAATGTATTCTTTGGTAAAGAACTTAATTGTTCAATTGGAAGGTTCATAAGATTCGCATCAATTCTTTCAGCGATTCTTTCTTCAGCCATTTCCATTGTAATATACAAAACATTCTTTCCTTGTTCCAAAGCAGATGCAGCACAATGACACATGAATAATGATTTACCCACGCCTGTACCCGCGAGCGCGATGTTAAGCGTTTTGTTTGGTAAACCACCCTTTGTAATTTTATTGAAATAATCTAAATCAAAAGGTATTCTATCCTCTTTGTGATTATAGAAATCAAATCTTTCTTGACTATCATCAATATAATCATGGCCAATTTGCTGGTCAAATGAAACACCAAGAGCATTTGAAAGTATTTCAGGTATAGCACCTTCACTTTTATCATTACTCTTTCCATCAATAATTTGGATTGATTCCATTATAGCGTTATAAACAGCTTTTTCTTTACACCAACTTTCAGCTTCTCCTATAAGATATTCAGTATCAATTTCAGACTTTTCTCTTATAGAATCTATTAGTTGGGCAGAATTATTAAGGACATCTTCTGGAGCATTGACTTTTCTTAACTCCAAATCTAGAACTTTAGCGGTTGGTAAACGATTATGTTTACCTACGAATTTAACAATTAAATCAAAAACATTCCTATGTGTACCTTCAAAATATTCAGGTTTTAAATAGGGTATGACTCTTCTACAAAATTCTTCGTTATTCAGTAGATGATTCAGTATCTGTGTTGGTATCTGATTCTCCAATTCCTATCCTCGCTAAATTATTCTCTTTACCCCAATCAAGGGAATCCGTTATTATATATCTCAGTACATCGCCTAGGTAATTTTTAAATGCTTCATCTTCATTGAGTTCATCAATGGTAAAATCAGCTGGGTCAAGAATTGTATAATTAAAAGATAATTTTGCTTCATCATTTGTAATATTTTCTTCAACTCCAACTGTACCATATACAATTGTGACATCTTTCCATTCACCTTTTTTGAACTTAACTCCAGTCATTGGGTGGTTAGGATTCTCTACAAACGTGTAGTGAGATTCGTCAATAGTATGCATTATTCTCCCTCGATTTCTATATCCAGGTCAACTTCCAATAATGGTTTATGTCCTATTGAGTAATAAGTTTTTACAAACTCTTTGAAATCCGTTTCATTTAAGATTGGGTCCCAGAACTTTTTATTAAGAGTATCTTTTTCTCTTACTTTAGTTCCTTCAATCTCACCGGTTTCTTTATCAACTCTTGCATACCAACCGACATTTGGTTTAGTGACATATCCACCAGCCAAAGCGACTTGTAAGAGACCTGAGTATGGTTGTATTCCACCTTCCCATGATACACTTACTGGTATTTTAGATTGTTCTTTTACAAACCTTGATTTCTCGACTTTAATTACAAAATTATAACCTTGCACTTCTGTACCGGATTTTACTTGTTGCCTTCCAATAATCCATATATTATCAGCAGAATAGTATATACCAGTACCACCACCTACTACATCTCTAGGGAATAATCCTATTTCCTTATATGTATGGTTAACGGCGAGTAAAGGGACGTTCTTCATTGTTAAATAAGGAGTGACCATGCGGAACAGTCCCTTTAACGCCTTCGCTCTCGACATGTCCGCGACAGACTTTTCATTGAGCGCATCTTCTAATTCTTTTTTACTTGCTAGGTTTCCAATTGAATCAATAACAATAACAACTTTGTCATCTCTATCGATTGCTTCTAGTTGATTAACTAAATCAAATTTGAGTTGTTCTACATCAGTGATTGGTGTATGTAATACCCTTGATGTATCGATTCCAAATGATTCAAAATAATTCTGTGGTGAACCAAACTCTGAATCATAGAATAACATTACAGCATCTTCATACTCATCTAAATAAGCCGCACCCATAAGAAGCGCAAAAGATGTTTTGAAATGTTTTGATGGACCAGCCAGAACGGTTAGTCCGCTTGATAATCCGCCATCCATATCTCCGGATAGAGCAACGTTCACCATAGGAACATTTGTTGGTATGACATCTTTATCTTTAAATAGCATAGAATCTGCTAACACATCTGTTGTAGATACTCTACTATTCTTTTTTAGTTTATCCATAATACCCATATTAATACCTCCTCTCTGGTTTGAGTTGCATGGCTTTTTCTTTTTTTCTCCAGCGCGCTATTGCTTCAGCTTTTTTACGCTGTTTGCGTTGAGCAGGTTTTTCGTAAAATTCTCTTTTACGGCATTCCTGGATAATTCCAGCCTTCTCAACTTGTTTCTTAAATTTCCTGAGAGCCACATCGAATGGCATAGGCTTTGCTGGCCTTTTATCTCTTGGATGCCTCTTACGAGGTCTTAAATCTACACTTGGCATATATCACTCCATTTTTTAAACATATAGTATATTATAACATAAAACGGTCCAATTGTAAAGGACTTTTTTCATATTCATAAACTTTTTTCTTATTATCTTGTACCAAGAATTTTGTATCAATCATATCAAGGCTACCTTCTAGATATTTTTTTACCATACGAGCTGGATGTTCAGCTGTAGTCACTGGCACATTCTGACATATATGGTTTAAAGACCTTTTAGGATTTAATAATATAAAATCATCTGGTAATTTCATGAGAGATAGAGCTTCACGTACTGTAAGGTATCTATCTTCATCAGGATGCGTTAAACATGTTGGCATATGTCCTACAAAAGCACCTATCTTGTCTTTAGGTATTTCAGTGGTTTTTCTCATTATATTACCACCGGCTTTTAATTTATGATATTGCCTGTCGCATTTTTTAGCTACATTATCGTAGCCATTTTCACGCATCCATTTAGCAACTTCTTTATAAGTTGTTCTTTCTTCGATGTAATCCATTGGATTAGTAGTTCTCTCAATCTTATCTTGAAATTCAGAATGAGATATACCACCTTCTAACTCCTCCAATACATATTTATAATATGGCTCTTCTGAAGGTATCTTATCATTACATAATATTTGACTCATTGGGTCATCATCTCTTCTTTCAACTGCTCGTATATCATCAGCAATCAATGATGGTTTTTCTCTGATATAATCAAAGAATGGTACTTTATCATCTTTCCAAAAGAAATAAAATGTTCTATCTCTTACTTGGCTCAATCCATGTAAGATTGATTTAGTTTTGTAGATACTAAATGTATAACCATTCTCCTCTCCAATCTTTCTTAATCTTTTTACTACTGGTTCTCCCATCTTACTTGCTAACCTTGGAGCATTTTCTCCCCAGAATACCTTTGGTTTTACCTCACCTAAAACATATTCTGCTGATTTATACATCCATTCATTCATTGGATTATTGCTTGCTGCAGATGGAGAAAGTGAGCTTAGCCCTGCACACGGGCATACAGTATTAATCACATCAACTTTTTCAGTGAAGCTGTGGCCCTCTGAGAGATTCAAATATGGGACACTATGGTCATAATAGTTTAATAAGTGTTCTTCATTTGCTTGAAAGCCTTCAAAGGTTAAAAAATATTTTGGCTTTTCTCCAAAGACATTTTCCATTGCTATTGTTTCTCCACCTATAAGTGGTACGATACTGGCATAACTCATCCAAAAAACTCCTCTAAACTATTTGTTTCTAATCCATTCCAATATGGATAAAACTCTCTTGATAAATGTATTGATTGAGGTTTCTCCATATATTTAAAATCTAATTCTCCTTTGTCGTTATATAGATGCTGTGTCCATCGAATAATACCATATTCTTTTTCTATATAATCATTGAAATGATTTCTTGCATCATTTCTTTCTGTCCATGAACCATAAAAAGGTTGACCTTTGTAAAATCCGGATTGTGGTATTTTTCTAGATTCATGTTCGATAGGAAGTAGCTCGTATATTTTTGCGCTATACTTATTTGCTTCTTCAATATATCTATCAGCTAAATCTTCTATCTTTTCATTCAATCTAATTACATGATGTCTAATATCAATATTACCAAAATAACAATGAAGCTCTTCATAGTCAAATGGAATAAAGTTTGTAAACCCTTCATTCAATGCTCCGTTAAGCGTTTTAAATGGTACGCTATTTACTGTCCAACCTGGACGATACATACAGATAGAATGGCTATCTCCTATTACTATTTTACGAGTAGGATTAGGATAATCAATTCTTTCTGCTTCTAAATGCATTCTTTCTAAATTTTTTAAATCAACTTCATGCCATTCAGGCTGAACTTCTCTTTTTGCTGATTCTAATTTAGATTTAATCATTTCATGATATGGAGGAAAGTCCATACCAATTGAATATACTTTACCTTTAAACTGAGAAAAATTAACGGTGTTTTGTACGTATGGAAATCCATATACTCCACCAAACATATTTAATCCACCGGAATAATCATTGCCATGATATACCCACATTGCATCGTATTCGTTATGGTCAGTTATTTCACCACCGTAATTTACATCGCAATGACCGTATTTCTGACGAATTTGGTCGCCATACATTACACCTTGAGCACCTCTATGAGATGCGTTCCGTTTTGCAATCGGGATAAATGGACAATTAATTATGTTCTTCATTTTCTTTTCATAAAAATATCAACGCCCCACATTGTACCGCCTCTTTCTTCTTTGATACCAAGCTCTGGTAATTCAAACGGTATATCATTTCTAAATCCTACTTCAGGAGCAACATTGATAATATCAAAATCTTTTATAATAGTATTATACCACATTTCTACCCATTTGTAAACCTTTTTATGATTATGAATTTCTAAAGCGAATTGTTCTATACAATCAGGAATCTTTCCTTCAATCGATTCGAACCATTCGAATTCAGTTCCTTCTATATCCATTTTCAAATGAGATGGTTTATATAAATTTATTACATCATCAATTAAATAATTTTTTACTACATGTTTTACTGACCTTCTCTTTTCTGTGGCTTTACTTGGTGTGACAGTTCCTGAACATGTTCCTTGATTTGTCGGTGTTCTATGAAATGTAAGAGTAGATGCAGTTAAATGAGATACGGCACCTTGATATATTGTTGCATTCTCACCGATATTTTTTTCTAATACTTTAAAGTTATCTGGGTCCGCTTCAAATCCAATATATTTTTTAACATTTTCATGTTTACACATATGTGCGAATCCACCGATGTTTGCTCCAAAATCCATTACTACTGAATCAGGAGTAAAGTCAAAATGACGATAGTTATCATAACAATCTCTTATCATGGCTCTATCTGTACCATTTCCTCTTCTACATATTACATCTTTATAAGTTTGATATTCCATTACATAAATTCCTCGAGTGTGTTCGTCTGCGTGACACGTGCGACACGCCTACGCGCGCATGCGCGCTCGTCCTCTCTTATCTGTAGGTATACACCAAACTGACAAGATAAAACTTCAGTTCCATAATATTTAAGAGAATCTTGTGGATGTTCAAATAGATTTTTTCCATTTGGACATGTTATATTGTAAGCCTTTGGATGAAAGTATACATTCTTTGTAAGACCTATATCATCTGAATTTTCTCTCATAAAATAAATTGCTTCATCATAAAGTTTCTTTGGAGCATCCGGCCATAGAAGTTTGATGGTATATACCGCACCAGGACCTGGTGATACAAATCGTTGGTCATGATGATACTTAACTTGTGGCAGAACTGATGAAGACGCAGCTCCATGAAATCCATAATATTCTCCGATACCTGGCTGTTCTCTTAAGAGAGTATATATCTCTTTCATATGAGTACATTCAAGCATTCTTTCTAAAAAGCCGCTATCTCTAAAAGAAGCGACCCATTCACATACATCAAAAGCATGAAACTTTCTATCTGGGTCATTATAATATTCTCTACACCAGTTTCTAGATGCAGTTTGAATTGATGTATGTAATTCTGTTGTTCCCCAGATTGGTTGTTTATTTTTAACAGCTTTATCTAAATTACCTTTTATATACATTTTATAATCGTTATCTTTATCTGTTATTCTGTCAAAATCTACAAACTCTCCTTCTCCGCCTGATGCAAGAAAATGAACTCCTCTTCCACCATAGAAGTGAGATATAAATGTATTACCAACGATATTCATAAGTGACATATCAGCACTGGCAATTTCAGTACCAATAAATCTCATACGGTCATCGAGAGTAATTGTTGGGTGGAAATATTCTACATCTTCGCCTAGTCCATAATCAATCTCACCATGACGATTTACATTTTCATATTCTTCGTCAAGATATCCGAGATGAATACAAGACCTTTCATTGATTTTATATAGAAACCAATTGAACTCTTTCATGAGTTCTTTATCGTAATTTTCCCAATCGTAATTATATTTAATACTTGACACGTTCCTCATTTTCACGTACTAGATGAACTATTGACAGATGTGGATGTACCTTTTTTATTTCCGCAATCTGTATAGGGTCATCTTCAAAATGCATTCCAATTTCATATCCTAGCTCTTTGAGCATAGTTATAATATGTGCTTTAAAAATACCAGAAGATTTTCTGCTATATCCTTCATCTTCTTTTGATAAAGGATTCATATATACCTTATTATATATCATTCTATCTTCTAACATATTTTTTGTTTCTCTCATGTCAGAATAAGGCCGCCCTGTAATAATAATATCATTAGTACAGGGTCTTACGCCTGTGACCTCTTCTCCAAAGTATATTACACCGTCTATATCAAATGTATTAATTTTCATAATCGGTTTTGCTATCTTGGAATGTATGTGGCAAATCCTTTGCCTTCGGTCTAACTTCCTTGAGTTGAGCTTTAGTCATAGGAGTTAATACTCTACGAGCTAAAGCATCACATTCAAATTTTGCGTCCTCTGTTTTCAGTTGGACTGGAGGAGTTTTTTGAGTCCATGCTGATGGTCCTCTTAAATATCCTACAATGCCTAACTCATTTGCTACCTTACAGAATCTAATAGCAGAAACTACAACTCCACCAGAGTTTGGCGAATCTTGTACAGAAAGTCTTGCTGACAATTCGTATCTTGCTCCTGCAAATCCATAAGCTATCATATCAAAGTTTGCGATTTTATTATCAGATGAAATATAATCTCCACCTGGTTTTTGTTGAACAGTTAGAGATGGACCAGCAAATAATGTCATTCCTGCTGTTGATTCGTCTCTTACGAGATTCTGTCCTTTCAATACATTCTCTTTGGAAATATGTTTATTTTTAAGCCTATATTGCTTTGCCATATTTAAGAAATCAGTATTGGCAGTTCTTCCTGTTCTTATATTTTCTTGGCCTTGAGTAGAACCAGCAGCCATATTCATTTGTATATGTTGTGTAATCATTAGACCTGAATCTAACATGGCGCCTTGTAAAACTTCAGACATTCTTGAAGCTCCCCAAGCTGACCTCATATCAGAACCTACAATAGTTAACCCAGCATCGATAAATCTTTGCTCAGTTTCCATAGCATCTTCTGTTGAGATTAATGTTGGTATACAATTTACAAAATGAACGCCAGCTTCTAAAGCTACGTCAATCCAATATTTTGAAGCGTCTTCAGAACCAACTGGTAAATAGTTAATTAAAACATCTACATCGTGGTATTGAAGTAATTCAACACTTCTATCAAAACTTTCAGCTGGAATAGCTCCATTGACAAATGTCACTTCATCAGGATAATCCTGCATGTGAGGTGCGATTCCATCAAGCTCTGGAGCAGAATAAACTAATGCGTCAGGACTTACACATGATGAATTACTTTTAGTTGTAATTTTATCAACATGGTCCATCGCACAATTAGGTTTTGCTCTTAAAGCTTGTGCTAGTTTTTTATTTACTTTACGTTTGTCTATATCGAAACCAATTACAAACTCGATATCATGTACTGAATATCCGCCGATATCTTCATACATTAATCCTATTTTGTCTTCGGGATTTTCGTTATAGTATTGTATGCCTTCCACTAAGGACTTGGCACATGACCCGACACCTATAATGCCGACTTTTATTTTTGACATAATTTTTTCCTCCTATTATATCAGTTTTTTTGAGTGAGAGATTTGGCTATGGAGGCCAGAGTAGCTCACTATTAATTAATCAATCTTTCTGCTAAATTTTTAACAAGAAATAATAGACCTGCTCCGTTCAACATGATAAGAGCTCGGTCTTTCCATAGTATTGATACAATCAACCAGCCAACAATACCTATTAAAGATAATATTAGGTCTGTTTGTTGTAATCCATCAACACCTCTAATTGACATAGCGCCAAGTACAAATGCTGAAGCAATCCATTTTATATACCAATCAACGGTATATTTTGGAGTAGCAGATTTATATATACGTTTCGAATTTCTTAATTCTTCTTCACTGAACGATTGTTGTTTCATATTCTATTCCTGCTTCTTCAAATAAATCTGTTGTTTTTTTGATGGCATCCATCCATCTTTCTGGTGTTTCTTTAGAGAATGCTACTACTCTTTCTACACCAACCTGTATAATTCCTTTTGCACATTCACTGCAAACTGGTAATCCATATATGTACATTGTTGAACCTCTAAGCGATACACCATTTTCTGCTGCATTATATATCGCATTCATTTCTGCATGTACTACATAATGATACTTTTGTTCCCTATCAATATATCTTGTTCTTCTATCATCAATTCCTTTTGGAAATCCATTATAACCAGTAGCTAATATTTTTCTATCTCTTACAGCAATACAACCAATTTGTCTACTTGGGTCTTTACTCCATGTGGAAACTTCACTGGCTAAGTCAAGAAATCTTTCATCCCATTTATCCCATTTATTTGACAAGATCGAAATGCCTCTCATATACATGCAAGTTTTGTACTTGCCAATGAATTTTACCACCCTTCTTCAAAGGATGACCGCCGTAATATAAATCTTTTTCAAGTCTGGTTAATACTTCTTTTTGCCAAGCATAATCATTTTTATATCCAAACACAACATCATTACTTCTCATTTGAACTACACAATGTAATTGTTCGTCACGAATATAATAAGTCACAGCATTTGTACAAATAAAATCGTTTTTACCTTGGTCATTGTATTCTGCCCAGATACTTGGTCTTTGATAAACCATTGATGCTCTGCGAGAATCTGGATTTATTGACAATTCATCAAACACTTTTTCATATTGGCTATGATATTTTTCTGAATAAATTAAATAACCATAATTAGAATTAATTTCGCCATATTCATTGGCTGAATATTC